GGAGTTCAGACGTGTGCTCTTCCGATCTGGTTGCGATTTTTTTATTTTTGTAGACGAAGGTCAACAAAATCAGGTTTATTCACGTTAACGTATGGCTACGCAGAAGGATTTAGCTGAACATTTGTTCATATCGCCCCAAGCAGTGGGAAACCTTGTTAAAAATGGCATAATCACAGTACATAAAGGCAGATCACCAGTAGACATAGATTTTGCAAGACGTGAGTATTTAGAACATTTAAGGAAAACACAGAATCACTACAAAAAGAGTGGTAACGGTGGAGATATTGTTGAAGAGTCTACAAGACTGAAAAAGTTTCAAGCAGACAAGGCAGAACTAGAAGTTAATCAGTTAGAAGGCAAACTAATACCTGCATCACTTGTTAGAGACACTTGGAGTAGCTTGGTGGGCAATGCACATGCTAAGTTTTTAAATATACCAACAAATCTAGCACATCAGGTGTTAGCAGCAGAAGATTATAACCAAGCATCAGATTTAATTAAAAATAGTATACATGAAGCATTAGAGGAGTTATCAGGAGATGGAATACCGACAGAATATGCAGAACGTACTGAAACAAGTACAAGAGCAGTGGAAACCACCAACAGAACTGAAGATATCTGAGTGGGCAGACAAATATAGATTCTTATCACCTGAATCATCAGCTATCAGCGGAAAATACAGAACTGACTATGCACCATATCAAAAAGAGATTATGGATGTATTCACTGACCCTAAGATAGAACGTATAGTTTGGCAAAAGAGTGCACAGGTGGGAGCCACAGAAATTTTAAACAATGTTGTTGGTTACTACGTTCACATGCAGCCTTCACCAATTTTAGTTATGCAACCTACATTGCAGATGGCTCAAGCCTACAGTAAAGAAAAACTAGCAAACATGCTAAGAGATACACCAGTTTTAAAAGCAAGACTTAATGAGTCAAAAAGTAAAGACAGCTCAAACACAGTCTTGTCAAAGAAGTTCTTGGGCGGAACTACACTAAACATGGTTGGTTCTAATTCCGCTGCATCAGTTGCTAGTAGAGCAGTGCGATTATTATGTATTGATGAAGTTGATAGAATGGAAGCAAGTGTAGGAAGTGAAGGTGACCCAGTTCTATTAGCGACAAAACGTACGCAAACCTTTTTTAATCGCAAAATCTATTTATGCAGCACACCAACAGTGAAAGGACTATCTCGTATTGAAGCTGCTTTTGAAGAAAGCGATAAAAGATACTATTATGTGCCTTGTCCTGAGTGTGGACACATGCAAACACTCAAATGGTCAAATGTAATATGGGAAGACAATCAACCTGAGACAGCAATATACACATGTGAAGAAAATGGTTGTGTGATTGAAGAATCTAAGAAACATAAGATGTTAAAGAATGGTGAGTGGAGAGCTACAGCAGAAACTAAGAAAACAGCAGGATTTCATTTGAACGAGCTTTATTCAGTATTTAGCACATGGGCATCAATGGCAGAAAACTTTCTTGAATCTAAAAAACAGCCTGAAATGCTTAAAACATTTATAAATACCAGTTTAGGCGAGACATGGCAACCTGAACCTGAAGAAGCAGTAGAAGCAGAAGGGTTATTATCAAGAAGAGAGAGTTATGATGGTCAAAGCATACCTGATGAAGCATTGGTGCTTACATGTGGTGTCGATGTACAAAAAGACCGTTTAGAATGTCAAGTTGTAGCATTTTCGCACAACTATGAGATGTGGGTGGTTGAATACAAGATTTTGTATGGTTCTACAGGTCAGCAAGATGTTTGGGGTCAATTAGACAGATATTTAATGACTAAATTCAAAACATTAGCAGGTAGAGCAATGAATATAGCATGTACAACTATTGACTCAGGTTTCCAAACACAGATGGTTTATGCTTTTACAAAAAACAAAAAAGGCAGAAGAATATTTGCAATTAAAGGACAATCACAAAGCGGAAAGACTGTTGTAGGCAAACCAACTAAAGTTGGTAAAGAAAGCAACACCCTATACCCAGTAGGAAGTGATACAGCAAAAGAAGTTATTTATTCTAGGTTAGCTGTTGAGTATGGTTACTCTACTTTGCATTTTGCAAGTGAACTAGATGAAGATTATTTCAAACAACTTACAGCAGAGCAAAGATTTGTTAAATTTGTAAAAGGAAGGAAAACTTTATATTGGAAACAGATAAGAGAACGTAATGAAGCACTAGATACTATTTGTTATGCCTTAGCTGCTGCATATATCCTGAATCCTAACTTTGATGTCATAGAACAGAGGTTGTTAACAGGTAATGCACAGGAGCCTGACCCAAATAGAGTTGCAAAAGCTAAAAAGGGCATAAATAGAAAGAATTTTGCTACTTCTTGGAAATACTAAATAAACCACTAACCATATTGAAAAATATGATTTATCAAGTATTATAAGATTAGATATATCTATTTATTATGAGGTTTTTGCTTGAGCAACAAATTTGATTCAACCAACTATCCAACTGAGGTTCCTGATGAATTGCAGCTGGGTGATTTTTGGGCTTGGAAAAAAGATAACTTAGCGACTGATTACCCTACTGCTGATTATTCGTTGTCTTATGAATTCAATCTCATTGATGGAGCGACTGCATCTAATTTTACCCTGACTGCCACAGAGTCAAATGATGAATATATAATTTCCACAAGCGATACTGGAAGTTATACAAAGGGTGAATATAATTGGGTATCTTACATAACAAGAACTTCAGATTCTGCAAGGGTAAAAATGGCAGAGGGTTATGTAGAGGTGCAAGACAATTATGCAACTACAAGTGCTTCAGTTAGAAGCCATGCAAAGATAGTATTGGATGCGGTCAGAGCAGTGATAGCAAATAGAGCCACTATGGATCAGAGTTCTATGTCTATTGCTGGTAGATCATTGTCTAGGATGGCTATAAGTGAGCTTTTCGATTTAGAAGATAGATACGAGACAAAATACAAGGCAGAAGTAAAAAGAGCTGCAATTAAAAATGGCAAAAGCTCAAAAACAACAATATTAACCAAGTTTACTTCATCAAACACAAACAACCCTACAAGTTACACATAAAATGGCATGGTATAACAGAGTATTTAACTTAGGTTCTAAAAGACCAACAGTAAAACGTAAATTTAAAACACAAAGAAGCTATGCTGGTGCAAACACTGGTAGGCTTTTCGCGGACTTTATAACAAGTTCAGCATCAGCGGATGCAGAAATAAAAGACAATTTAAGAGTTTTAAGAGATAGGGCTAGAGAACTAGCTAGAAATGATTCGCACATAGCAAGATACTTAAACTTGATGATATCAAACGTAGTTGGTAAATCAGGTATAAGACTAAGTGAAAAAGTAAGATTAGACGATGAAGTCAATCAAGGTAAATTAGATATAAGAGCCAATAAACTTATTGAAGATGCATGGAAGCAATGGTCTAAAATGGGTAATTGCACAGCCAATGGAAGGTTATCATTCTTAGATTGTCAAAAAATGGCAGTAGAATCATTAGCAAGAGATGGTGAGGTTTTAATCAGAAAACTTAAAAGACCTGAATCACCATTTGGATTCCAAATACAGTTTTTAGAAGCAGATCACTTAGATGAAGATTTAAACAAGGTAAACCCTGCGACTGGTAATGAGATAAAGATGGGTGTTGAGGTGGATAAGTTTGACAAACCAGTTGCATATCATTTGTATAAAAATCATCCATTTGATAAAACATACATGAATGAGAACGAGCATATAGTTGTATCAGCAGACGAAATAATCCACTTATACATGCCAACTAGACCTGAGCAGACAAGAGGTGTTACTAACATTGCTACTGTTATGGCTAATGTTAAGCAATTAAATGCATATCTTGAAGCTGAAATAGTAGCTGCAAGAGTTGCAAGTAGCAAAATGGGTTTTTTCACTTCGCCTGATGGTGATGGTTATGTTGGAGACTCAGAAGAAATAGATGGTAACCCAGTACAAACAGCAAATGCAGGTACGTTCGAACAATTACCAGCAGGAGTATCATTCCAATCATTTGACCCACAGCATCCAACAAGTGCATTTGAAGGCTTTACTTCTAGCGTATTAAGAAGCGTGGCAAGTGGTTTAAACATTTCATATCATGCTTTAAGTAATGATTTAACATCAGTTAACTACTCTTCTATACGTCAAGGCAGTTTAGAAGACAGAAGCAGTTACCAAATATGGCAACAGTTTTTAATTGAACATATGATTGAGCCTATATTTGCAGAATGGTTGTCAATGGCAATAGATTCTAGCTATTTAACACTACCAAGCGACAAAGCAGACAAATTTATTGCATCAGCAACATTTATACCAAGAAACTTTGCTTGGATTGACCCATTAAAAGAAATGAACGCCAATGTAATAGGTTTACAAAATGGAACGGTAACTTATAGCGATATATCAGCATCTTATGGAAGAGATACTGAAGAATTATTTGAACAACATCAAAAAGAGGTAGAATTAGCTAAAGAATATGGTATAGAATTAGCTTATCAGCCTTTTGGTGCAACTAAAGCACCTATAGAGCCGATAATTGAAGGCGGTGACGAAGATGCCTAAAAAAGAGGATAAAATTATGGAAAATAAAGAAGATAGACATATTTTAAACGTAAGCGAAACAGATGAATCTGTTATTGTTGAATTTGCAAAAGAGCACGAAGAAGATGTTGAAGAAGAAATCATAGAAGAAGAAAACTATGAAGAGCCTGAAGAGGAAAGAAAGGTTTTAGACATGCCTATAAGATATAGAAACATTGACCTTTCAAGAGCAAAATTTATAGATGAAGATACAAGGACTGTAAGAATAGGCGTATCTTCAGAAGAGCCAGTTGAGAGATCATTTGGCATGGAAATATTAAGTCATAAAGCGGACGATGTTAATATGGAATTTATTAACAGTGGACGTGCACCCCTGCTTCTCGATCACGATATGAGTAAGCAAATAGGTGTTATAGAAGATTTCAGACTAGACGAAACTGCTAAAAGGACAATTGCAGTAGTGCGATTCGGTAAGAGTCAACTTGCTTCGGAAGTGTTTGAAGACGTAAAGGACGGTATAAGAATGAATATTTCAGTCGGATACCGTGTAAATAAACTAATGAGGATAAAAGACTCTAAAGAGGTTGCATATAGAGCAGCTTGGACACCAATGGAAGTTTCTTCTGTTTCAGTCCCAGCAGATCAAAGCAGACTCGTAGGGGTTGGACGTTCTCAATCTTTCAAGGAGATAAAAATGGAAAACGAAGTCAATTTAGACAACGTAAGAGCTGAATCTGCTGAAGAAGTCAAAGCTGAATTAAAAAGAAACTCAATAGAGATTAACAAATTAGGCGAAAGACACAATCAGAAAGACTTAGCTGCAAAAGCTGTAGCCGAACAGAAAACAATTGAAGAATTTAGAGGTGAATTACTTGCCAAAATAGCAAGTCAACCACTAGAAACTCCAAAAGACATCGGTTTAAGCAAAAAAGAAATGAAGAGATTTAGCTTAGTAAGAGGAATTAATGCACTAGCTAACCCTTCAGACAGAGCTGCTCAAAGAGCTGCTGAATTTGAATTTGAATGTTCAGCTGCTGCTTCTGAAGCATATGGTAGAAATTCTCAAGGTCTTATGTTACCACCTGAAGTATTAAGAGATTGGAATCAAAGAGAGTTGAATACAACTGATGATGCTGGTGCGGTAGGTCAAGACTTCAGAGGTGGAGACTTTATTGATGCATTAAGAAACTCTTCTTCTGTAATGTCAGCTGGAGCCACATTATTACGTGGATTACAGGGTGACGTAAAAATACCGAAGAAAACTGCTGCATCAACTGCTGCTTTTGTATCAAGCGAAGGAACTGCTGTTGCTGAGTCAGACATGACTATTGGTAGTGTCACAATGTCACCTAAGACCTTAGGTTGTTTTACAGATGTCACTAGACAGCTTTTAACACAAAGTTCTTTAGATGTTGAGAATCTTATCAGAAATGACATAGCACAAAGCATGGCTTTAGCTATTGATTTAGGTGCTTTAGAGGGTTCAGGCTCTTCAGGCAATCCAACTGGTATTAAAAATACTACAGGTATTAACACTGTAACATTTGCTGGTGCTAACCCTACATGGGCTGAGACAGTAAACATGGAAAGCCAAGTTGCTGTAGACAATGCTTTAATAGGTAACTTGTCTTACATTATGAGAGCTGATGATTATGGTTCACTAAAAACAACTGAAAAGGCTACAGGCACTGCTCAGTTTGTTGTAGATAGAGATGGAAGAATTAACAACTATGGTGTTGTTGTTTCTAACCAACCTACTTCAGGTGATCATTACTTTGGTAACTTCTCAGACCTATTAATTGGATTCTTTGGTGGTCTTGACATAATTGTTGACCCTTATACGAATTCTTCTAAAGGTACTGTAAGAGTTGTTGGTATCCAAATGATAGATGTTGCTGTAAGAAATGCAGTATCATTCTGTTTGGGTAAAGACGCTTAATGTTGACTACAGAAAATGGTGGGGTTAAAAGCCCCACCTCTTCTATTGAGAAGCATAAATATTTAATTTTAAGAGATACAGTTGCAAACAAGCAAAGAGTATATGTTGGTGATGTTGTAGAACTAGATCAGGCTCAAGGTTTTGATCTTGTAGCTAACAAAAAAGCAGAACTATACAAAGAAAAGCCAAAAGCAAAGAAAACAAATAGAAGTGTAGGCTTAAAAAAATCTGAAACTAAAGCAGTAAAGAAAAGAGCTAAAAAATAATGCCTATTGAGAGTTCAGCAGATTTTAACTCTTATGTTGACCCTAACGCTCATGGAGTGTCTGCTACATTCTTTGAAACCCAAACAACTTTATGGGATGCGAGAACGGGTCTTATAGACACTTGGTTTGATATAGATACTGGGGATGCTTACCCTATAAATATTATTATAGATCAAGAATACTTTAGTATTGCAGGTGGCTCAGTGCCAGTAGATGGCTATCAACCAAGGGCAATTATTAAAGCCACAGATGCACCATATATAAATCATGGTGACAAAATACAAGTAAATGCCATAACTACTAACAATGGAAATACACTTGTACCACAAACATTATTTCTAATTAAAACAGTAATGCCTGATAATACAGGTTTAATTGAATTGGTTTTAGAGGAACAATAATGTCACAGTATATGCTAGAGACCGAAGAAGATATGTTGGCTTATTTTGATGTTGATTTTGGTCATGCTATTAATGCTACTTACATAAAAAGCGGTGTATCCACAGCTATAAAAATTATTTTAAATAGAGAATATGTAGAACAAGATGCAGGTATTGGTGTTGAAGCCACTAAACCCATTGCATATTGTAGAAGTATAGATGTTCCAAATGTTTCTCAAGGCGATTTGTTAAATGCAAGTGCAACTACAACTGTTGAGGGTGATATATTAAAAGCTGCACAAAACTATACTATAATTGATGTGCAAAAAGACAGAACAGGTCTTACAGCTTTAATGTTAGAGGAAGCATAATGGCAAATCATATTAGACAACAAATTAGAGAATATTTTGGTACTAATTTAACTGGTTTATCTACAACTGGTTCTAATGTTTACGAATCAAGAGTCTATCCTATAGAAAACTCAAAATTACCAGCATTAGTTATATATACAAAGTCAGAAACATCAGAGCCAATTGTTATAGGTGCTGATAGAGTTATGAGTAGAGAATTATCAGTTGTTGTTGAAGGTTATGCAAAAGCAACAAGCAATTTTGATGATACTATTGATACAATAAGCAAAGAAGTTGAAGAAGCTATAGCTGCAGATAGAACTTTAGGCGGTTTAGCTAAAGACACATATCTTGAATCAACTCAAATAGATTTTAACGCTGAAGGTGAGAAGCCACTTGGTTTTGTTTCTCTTACCTTTATAAGTAATTACTATGTCAAGGAAAAAAATCCTGATGTGGCAGTATAATAGGAGATAATTATGAAATTAATTAGTCCAAATGGTAAAGTTTCAATAATAGCTCATCCTTCAAAGGTTGAGTCATTGAAAAACATGGGTTGGAAGGAAGAAGCAATCCAGTCGGAAGACAAAATCAAATCTTCTTCTAAGAAAAAGCCGAAAGGCGAGGTAAAAGAAAATGGCAACACATAAAGGAAGTGAAGGAACTGTTAAAGTCGGTTCTAATGCTGTAGCTGAAATTAAGTCTTACTCAATAGAAGAATCTGCTGATACTTTAGAAGATACTGCAATGGGTGATACTGCTAGAACTTATAAATCTTCTTTAACTTCTTTTTCAGGAAGTTTGGACGTATTTTGGGATGAAACTGACACTAATGGTCAAGGTGCTTTAACTATTGGCTCAGAAGTTACTCTTAATGTATATCCTGAAGGCGATGCAGCAGGTGATACTTATTATACAGGCACAGCTATTGTTACTGGTGTTTCAAGAAGTGCATCATTTGATGGATTGATTGAAGCTAGTGTTTCTGTACAGGGTACAGGTGCTTTAACATCAACAACAGTATAGCAAGATGTCAGTAATAGATAACGCTAAAAAGCATTTTGCAGAGCAAGATGTAAAAGTAATCGAAGTGCCTGAGTGGGGTGAAGATGATAAACCCTTAAGAATATTCAGTAAGCCATTGACGTTAGCTGAAACTTCTAAACTTTATAAAATGAGTAAAGAAGATGATCTAACAATGATGGCTTATGTTCTTATATACAAAGCATTAGATGAAAATGGAGACAAGCTGTTTGATTTAGGTGATAAAAATGCCTTATTAAATAGTGTTGATAGAGAGATATTAGTTGGTGTTGCTACACAGATCATGGGTCAAGAGACTATAGAGGAAACGAAAAAAAACTAATAAAGGATACTAATTTATATGTGCAATATGCACTAGCTGAAAAACTTGGAAAGACTTTGCAGGAACTTCAAGAAATTAGTGTCCACGAATATCAAGGATGGATAGCTTACCTAGAGCTATCTGAAGAGAAGAGAAAACATGGCAACTGATTATAAAATACGAATTAAAGCAATAGACTCTACTAAGGCTGCTTTTGATAAAGTTACCAAAGGTCTTAAAGGTGTTGGTTCTGTAGCTGGTAAAGCCAGTATGGGCGTAGCAAAAGTAGGTTTAGCTGCAACTGCTGCTGCAACTGCTTTAGCTGCTTTAGTTAAAGTCAATGTTGACTTCATGGATAAGCTAGGCAAAACAGCCGATAAGTTGGGTATAGAAGTTGAGTTTTTACAAGCTATGAGATTTGCTGCAGAGCAAACTGGTGTAAAAGTAGAAGCTCTTGATATGGGTCTACAAAGATTTATTAGAAGAGCATCAGAAGCTGCAAGGGGAACGGGAGAAGCTAAAAGAGCATTTGAAATATTAGGAATACAACTAACTGATAATAATGGAAATCTAAGAGATGTAAGGGACTTATTTTTTGAAGTTGCAGACGGTATACAAAATACAAAAATTGCTGCAGATAGGGTATTTTTGTCTTTTAAATTCTTTGATTCTGAGGGTGTTGCATTAGCAAACACTTTGAAAAATGGTTCCGAAGGTTTAAAAGAATTTGAGCAACGAGCAGAAAATCTAGGCATTATTATAAGTAAGCAAAGCATTAAAAAAGCTGAAATGTTTTCTGATGCATTAAACATACTTAAAAAACAAATTACAGCTATATCAGCCAACATAACAGCTGCATTTATTCCAGTTCTTGGAGAAGTTGCTAAAAAATTACAAAAAATATTAGCTGATATGAAAGGTGGCGATACTACTTTTGAGAATTTTGGCAAGGATTTGGCTGTTGGTATTCTTACATTTATGAGAAGTGCATTTATAGGCTTTGTTGGGTTTATGAATGGCATAAAAAAACAAATAGCTGATTTTTCACAGACCAAAATTGGAAAAATGATTTTTCCTGAAATGGCAGATGAACAGGCAAAGTTAAGAGCAGAATTCAAAGAGACGCAAAAAGAATATACAGATATGCTTCAGCAAATGATGAAGAACACTCTTGAGTTTGACCCAGAAGATGCATTTGCAAATTATGAGCTAACACAAGTAAGGGATGAGCTAATAAGAATAAAACAGCAGTTAGAGGGTGTAAATCCTGAAGATAATGGTTTTATTAAAAGCCTTGATGAAATGATTGCTAAAACAAAGGATTATAAACTTGAGGTTAAAGGAATTACAGATGAAGACCCAACTAGCGGTAAGAAAATGTCTGAAGCTGTGTTAAAATTTAAAGATAGTTTAGGTGCAACTAATGATGCTATCTCTAATTTAACAATTGACACAATGAAAACGTTTGAAGACACTTTAGTGGAAGGTCTTAAAAATGGAAAACTAGCATTTCAAGATTTTGCAAATTATGCAATAGAACAAATGCTAAGGATAGCTTTACAAGAAACGATAATAGCAAACATGACAGGTGGAGTAGAATCTTTCTTCAAAGGCATATTTGGTAAAAAAGCATTAGGTGGTGCAGTAAATGCAGGTAAGCCTTACATGGTTGGTGAATCAGGAAGAGAATTATTTATACCAAATCAAGGTGGACAAATTGTTAGCAATCAAGATTTAAAAGGTGTTAACTCAACACAATCAGCACCCACAGTAAACTTCAACATATCAACAGTTGATGCTGCTGGATTTGACCAGTTATTGACATCAAGAAGAGGATTGATAACACAAATAATTAACAATGCCATGAATACTCAAGGCAAGATGGGGGTCATATAATGTCAGGACAATTTCCAACAGACCCAAACTTTAGGTCATTAGTATTTACAGATAATAGACCAGTTCTTATTAACCAAACATTATCAGGTAAAAAATCAGCAAGACAAATAGGTGCACAATACTTTTCTTTTACAGTACAGATGCCACCATTAGAACAGTTAAAAGCACAGGAAATATTTGCCTTCTTATCTAAACAAAAAGGTGGCTTTGAAAACTTTACTATTGCAGCACCTTTAGATAATAAAGGTACTAGTCACAGCGAAACTGATATTCTTGTAAATGGTGCAACATCAGCAGGTGCAAGTGCTGTACCTATGGATGGTTTTTCACATACTAATCATGCATTGAGAGCAGGTGACTTAATTAAGTTTGCAGGCCATACAAAAGTTTATATGGTGCAAGATGAAGTAACTGCATCAGGTGGTGGTGCTACTGTAAACATACAACCTAATTTAGTTGCTGCTGTTGCTAACAATGAAGCTGTTACAACTAACAAACCACTTTTTAATGTATATCTTGAAAATGATGATATTAGATACACCACAGACATAAGTGGTTTCTACAACATTTCTTTTGATGTAAGAGAGGTTATTGAGTAATGCCAAGAAGTTTATCAACAGCATTACAAACTCAAGTTTCTGCTCAACAAACAAAAACAGCTTTTCTTATAGAATTAAATTTATCTACTGTAATAAGACTTACTGATTTTTATAGAGATGTTACTTATGATTCTAACTCTTATGAAGCTGGTGGTTCTTTTTTAACAGTTGATACAACAACTGAAACAGGTCAGCTGCAAGTTAATGATATAGACTTATCTTTTTCAAATGTTACCAATCAGGTAAGACAGCTTGTAAGGGATGGTGCTTTTACCGATAAGGTTGTAAATATTTATATAGCTTACTTTGATGTCAATGAAGATATTGTGGGTGCAATTAATTACTTTACTGGTCAAATTAAAAACGTGAATATTACAGAAAATATAGATAGCAGTATTCTAAATATGACAGTTGCTTCTCATTGGGCAAATTGGAATTTAACAAAAGGCAGACACTATTCAGATGAATCACAACAATCAGTTTACTCAGGTGATAGAGGTTTAGAATATGCTACACAAACTAAGTCAGATGTAAGGTGGGGTAGTTAATTATTATGGGTCCAGTATTACCAACAGCACCAACCTTTTTTCAAAAAATAGGTTCTGCAATAGCCAGTTTTTTTAGTAACAAAATTTTACAATACACATTCGCAGCAGCTACAGTTGTAACTGGTGTTAAAGGCTTTAGGCAAATGGCAGACTTGCTATCTAAAGGTCAAGACATTATGGCTAACAAGACTGCTGCTGGTGGCAAGATACCAGTCATATATGGAACAAGAAGAGTGGGTGCACAAATTGTTTATATGGACACAGCACAAAACAGGTCAAGAGATTTATTTGTTGTTTATGCATTAGCTGTTGGTGAGTGTGAAGAGATACTTGGTAGAACTATTGAAATAGATGGTAATAGTATTCTTGATGGCAAGATATACAAAGGCGGTGGCTATATAGGTTCAGACAAAATATCTTCAGGTGCAGGTTCTTTAAATGTTGCATCTCAAGTTGGTGACAATCAATATTCTAGTGCTGGTAACTTAGGCACAAATCCAGCTCTTAGATATTCATTTGTATTTAACTTGCATCATGGTGCAACCAGTCAAACAGCAGACCCTATGCTTAGAGCATCTATTGGTTCTCAATGGTCAACCAACCACAAATTAAATGGTATTTGTTATATAGCAGCATCCTTTGATTATGATAAAAAAGGAATGTATAAAGGATTGCCACAAATAACAGTACAGGTAAAAGGTAAAAAAGTTTATGACCCAAGAACTACCAATACTGCATGGTCTAGTAATGCAGCTCTATGTTTTTTAGATTACATACAAAATGATGAATATGGTAAAGGATTGGCTACAACAGATATAAACATGACTACATTTGAGACTGCTGCTAATAAATGCGATGTGCTACAAAATCAACCCTTTTATGGAAGTAGCTATCAGAACGTGACTTGGAGTGGTACTTCAGGCACTAATAGAATAAGAATTAATACCTACAATGATGCTTTCCAAAATAAAACAGATGAAGTTATTACTATTAAAGACTCAGGAGGTTCAACTGTACTAGCATCTCAAAACATAAATGCATGGCGAACAGATGAATTTTTTGATGAATCAAGAGTTAATGAAATTATTATTGACGATGATTTAGGTAGCGATTATACAGATGAATCAGGCTCTATATTTACTCAAGTTAAAAGATTTCATTGCAATGGTTATGTAGATACCAATAAGAATGTAATGGAAAACGCTAAAGACCTTCTTTCAAACATGAGAGGTATTTTTACTTATATAGATGGCAAATATGAATTACAAATAGAAGATACAGGCTCTTCTACATTTAGCATTACCGATGACCACATCATAGCTGATACAGGTATAACTATTGATTATGGCACTAAAGATAAAAAAGCAAATAAAGTTGTTGTTGAATTTTTTAATGCTAATTTAAAATATGAATTAGATACAGTCACAGAATTGCATGATGCATCCCCTAATTATTACTCAGATGATGGTGAGATATTAGAGATAAAAGCAGAGTTTCCATATATCACAGACCCTTATATTGCATCAAATATGGCAAAAGCTATCTTGCAAAGAAGTAGGAAGCAAACATCAATACAATTCTTAGGAACACCTGAGATGTATAAGCTAAATATAGGTGATATTGTTGATATCACTTATGCAGGTTTAGACTTATCCACAGCTAATTCAAACAATGTATTTAGAATTGAAGCATTAGAACTACAGCCAAATGGTCTTGTATCAGTTAGTGCAATAGAATATTTTGATATTTATTCTTGGGAAGTACCAACCACAGAAACAACAGCAGACCCAGTAAACCTACCAACAGCAGGTGCACTACAAGAGCCACAAAACGTAAGTTTTACAGACACAAATGCATCAGCTATAGGCAGACCCATATTATCTTGGGATAATCCAACAACCTATCCAGCAAAAGAGTTTAGAGTAGATATAACTGATAGCTCAAGCAATCAAGTAATGAGCAAGATAGTTGATACTAATACAGTTGATTTAGCCTTTATACCCAAAGGTACTAATTATAATTATGCTATTACCTCTATTAACGGTTTAGGTGTTGAGTCTAATGCAACAACAAGCACTTTCACCATTGCAGACGACCCAGTTAAGACAACTGAAGTTGAAATGAATGGGGTTACTATGTCTGATGTTGAGACTTATGGAACGGTTACTGGAAAGACAGGTAATTGGGTTAAATTTACTAATGATGTAAATTTTGAAGAGGATGCAAATTTTAAAGGTTTTACTGAAATAGCTGGAACGGGTTTGCTAATAGATGTTAATGCAGACGTAACAATACAAGGCAGTAATTTATTTGTACAGGGTAGGGTTAATGCAGATGGTGGCTTAAAAATATCAAGCAGTCCATCAGCACCATCAGCATCTAATAGCACAGGCACAGCAGGGGAAGTAAGATGGGATTCAAACTACATCTATGTATGTATTGGAACAAACATATGGAAGAGGGTAGCGATAAGCACATGGTAATAGTAAACTAATAAAACACAGAGATTTAATATGGCACAACACGACTACAACTTAGCAAACCAATCAGGGGCAGATTTTAGAGCAGACTTAAACAATGCTTTATCTGCAATAGTAACAGTAAATAGCGGTGCTACAGCACCTTCTACTACCTTTGCACATCAGTTATGGGTAGATACATCAAGTAGTGTTTTAAAGATTAGAAACTCAGCTAATGATGCTTGGGTGACTACAGGGGTTAGTATTACAGCAGACAATACATTTGCTGGTAACTTAACAGGAAACGTCACAGGAAACGTTACAGGTGATGTAACAGGTAATGCTGATACAGCTACAGCTCTTGAAACTGCAAGAACAATTAATGGTGCATCTTTTGATGGTACTGCAAATATATCTTTTGGTACTGACTCAGTAAGCGAAGGTTCTAGCAATCTTTATTTTACAAACGCTAGAGTTGAATCTTACTTAGATGCAGGAACTTCTACACCTACTTTTGCAAGTGCAGTTATTAATACTAGCCTAACAGGTTCAGCAATTTTAGATGATGATACGTTTGGAACTGCATCAGTTACAACAGTTGCTACTTCTGAATCAATCAAGGCTTATGTAGATAGTCAAGTTGGTAGTGTAGATACATTAGCTGAAATACTTTTAAATGGTAATACAACAGGCGGTACTGATATAGCTTTTGGCGATAATGATAAAGCTACTTTTGGTAACTCAGATTTAGAAATTTATCATGATTCTAATAATAGCTATATAGCTGAACTTGGTACAGGTAATTTAATAATTAAAGCTGACCAGTTTGATGTTAAATCTGCTGATAGTTCTGACTATAAAATAAGAGGTATTACAAACGGTGCAGTTAGTCTTTATTACGATGGTGCAGCCAAACTAGCAACCACATCAAGCGGTGTCAATATTTCGGGAACAGTTACAAGTAACCAACTTACAGTTAATGGCAACACCTCATCACAAACTTACAGAAGCTCAAGAACTGACG